CTGATAAAAGAAGGTCAGAACACGCACAACACATACTCGTTCCAGCTCCGTAAATAATGAATCAAACTTATTGTACTTGCCCTAAGTGCGGTCAACTTAGGACTAGAGTTGTATGCACTAATTGTGATGAAGAGGGGATTAGAATTAGACGCAGAAGATGTCCCGTCTGTGAACACCGTTGGTATTCAATTCAATATCCAGAAGTTATTGTAGAGAATAAAGAAATAAAATGGACTAAGACAGGAGCAACAGTTAGACCTTATATTTTTGACAAAGCTAAATCTTCATAAATCAAGTACTTTCCTTAGCCAATTCTTGAATGTAGGTTGTCTTACAGGATTTTCTAAACAAGCAATTTTTGCTTTGCATCTTGCAATTTCGGTTAAACAATTAGCAATAAATTGTGCTTGCTGAAAGCCTTGTCTTTCTGATGCTTCGCAATGTCTCACTAATTGTTCTTTTGAAGCACCTTCGGTAAACCATCTAATCTTTTTCTCTAGCTCCAATTCTTGTTCTACTGAAGGAGGTTCCATTAGTTGATCTAACAGAATAAATTGCTCATCCAAATTCTCCATCTAATTCTTTTCCTTTAGCTGCTAACCCAGTGTAGATACCATGCATAGGATTGTCAGGTCTGTGACGACCATCAAGAACGTACCAACGCTCCATGTTTAGCATTCTTTGACGGTCTTCTTCTAACCATTCTGATTTGTATTCGGTCATTGCAATGTAGTAGTTGAATTAGGGTATAACCTTGACTGAAGGAAGTTTACAGCCTCGTCATCAAGTGTATTTGTAGTCTGTTTTGCTGCCGATCTCAATAGATCTAGTAACAATTTTTTACCTGTTTCGCTACGCAAAAAAGCATAGAGAAGAGGCAGAAAAGGTTTAGCTAGTTTTCTCATAATTAGACTTACTCTTCACAATCTTATATATAACAGCTACATTTGGCTTGGTGGCCCCATACACCCCAGTCAAACCTCCCTAGATTTGCACAGAAGGGGAGGTTTTTCTGTTCCAACCGATAATCAAGTTAGCAGGATTATGGAGCAAAAAACGATTATATGTTTTTGTTCACATTGCTTAGAGAAGAGAAGGCAAATTGAAAGAGCTTATGAGAGAACTTGCCTATTGAAGAGTAAAATAAATCCAGCTAAAGTCAGATAGCACACTACTACTTGGAGGCCGCAAGCTTATTTTTTAAACATGCGGTGAGATTAGATAACTACTGCCATGTTAGACATCACCCCTTAGCTCTTAGAGGACGCTAGGGGGTTTTGTTTTGCTTGGGATGATAGACCTCAACTTCTGACTTGCATTGAGGACAACTTAGAAAAGCTACATAATCAAAATCCTCTAAGTGTTCACAATTGGAATCACTGCCCCATATCAATTCAGTTTGGCAGTGCCAACAGTTCACTTTTTCTTCTCCCAGTATTCAACTAAGGTCTGTAACTCTTTAATCCTGGCCTTAGCCCTTGCTATCTGTTCCTCCATCCGTTTGGGTCCCTCTTAGATACTTCTAATCTAGCAATGTCCTTCTCTACAGCATTTAAACGATGGAATATTTCACGAAAGTTACCTTGATTACGATTGGAACGGTTCGCTAAGACCATTAACGCTCCAGAGATAGCTGCCCCGATCAAGGCTGCGAGTAGTTCTTGAGGCATTTTTATCCTTTTGCAGTAATCTTAGAATATTGTTGTTATTTTTCCATGCCTGAGAAGCAAAACCCTGAATCGAAGCCTACCAACAAAAATCCTTTACAGAAATTAAAAGAAGGCTTAGAGGATAAAGAAGAACAGCTTCAAGTCTTATCTACATTTGTACGTTTGGGAGTTGTTGTTTGGAGTGGATTTATTCTGACTTTGAATTATGTGACTATCCCAGGATTAGGTGAACAAGAACGCATAGATCCAACTTTTATTGCATCTGTTTTCACTGGTGCGCTTGCAAGTTTCGGACTTGAAACAGCAAAAAAGAGAGGTGATGGAACGTATAAAGCTGACGAGGAAAAGAAGAAAGCAGAAGCAGCAGGAGAATTTGCTAATGGAGTACCTTACACAATCGTTAGGGTTGAAACTCCTATTAAACTGGTTGCACAAGAACCGAAAATTGACCCCATTACAGGGAAAAAAGTCGATCCACAATCAGGCAAGCTCACATGAAGAAGCTATTCTTGCTGCTATTTTTAGCGGCTCCTTCTGCTAATGCAGATCTGACACATAGCATCACCAGCTCAGCACAACTGACAGTTAATGCTGCTGTTACTCAGGCAGAACGAATAGGTTCTTCCTTTTCTATCTCTGGGACTGGAGTAGATGTCACAGATGGGACAACTGCTGGAACGCTTAGTGCAGGAACTATTTCCAGTGGAGTGTATTCCCCAGGAACCATTGCAGCGACACAGAACGCTACTTCGGGTGAATCATTTTCGTTCAGCCAGGCATACACTCAAGCTGACGCTGTACCCACATCTGCTCCTTCAGTCGGTGCTGTGGGTAATTTCAGTGACGTTACTTCTCACGCCACAGGCACAGCAGGATCATTGGCTGGTTCAGTGACAAGTGCTGGAGTTGTAAGTTTAACGCCAGGATCGGGAGGGACTATAGCTACGGGATCTGTCGTAAGTTCAGTAACGGTGAAGTAATGCACGTGCCAATCATTGCTTGCTCAATAGCAGTCCTTATCTTCTGTTTATTTAACTTCCTAATGTGGAAACACTATATGGATATACATAAGTGAAGCGTTATTTACTGCTATTGTTATTATTAAATAGCTGGCAAAAGCCAGTCATAGCAGTGCCAGTTGTGCCAAATTTTTCTAGTGGTACAATGTCCGCCGTTACACGTACCACCCAAAATGTTACTGAATCTATTGTCTCTACTGACTTCAACACTGGGCATACTTATACGATCAATGGAACGAATTTGTCTATTGATGGTGCGACCCTTTCACCTTCGCCAGCAGAGACGAGCCAAACAATTAATGGAGTAAGTTATACATGGACAGGAGCAGATTTAACAACCAAACCAAACGTCACGATTGCCAACCCAGGAGAAGCCTTTCAATACGCAGAAAGTTACATTGGCCCTGGTCTATCCAATATGACAACAATCAATCGAACAACAGTCTTAGAAAGTGTTACCGAAACAACCTCGGTCTTCTCGCAATAATATTATTTAGCGGGTCAAGTGCATTAGCTAATACTTCACAAACTGCAGCTCCAGTTGCTAATACATCAGCTTCGCTAACTAATATGGCGATCCAGACATTACAGGGAAATCTTATACAAAACCAATACGGAGGTGGGGTTGTTTGTCAGGGGCCGATGCTTACATTCTCTCCCTTTGTAACTGACTCACATTCGTTCTCTAAACCTAGAGAATACTGGTACGACTTTCCAGTGTATAGCGATGAAGGGGACATTTTATTTCACCAAAGAACACGTACAGGACAGAAGGATAATTTCTCACTTAATCTTGGAGCAAGTTTAACTTTTTCAATGCCACTTGATAAAAGATTCCAAGAGCGTTGTTTGAAAAATGCAAAGCTACAAGGAGAGCATCAACAGCAATTAATTGATAACAAAAAGCTAGATTGGCACATCGCAAGACTTCGTGAGTGCGGACGCTTGCGTAAAGACGGAATTGAGTTTGCTAAAGATTCTCCTTACTATCATCTCTGCGAAGATGTTGTTGTTAAACCTAAAATGGGTCAAGTTTTACCACATAGGCACGTTATTTCTTCTCCTTTAAAGGTGGTAAACCCCTCTTCTCCCGATAAGAATTAGTTCTTTTTTCTGATAAGTTTGGTCGTTTTACTTTCTTACCTAATATCTTTTTAACTTTATTTACTATCTGTTTAATGATTGGTTTGACTGCCTTTAAAAGCAGTGGTGTACTCAATGCAGCAGTTGTAGCCACAAGAGTAATTCCTCCCGTTTTCACCACCTGGGGAACCGTAGGTATCGCATCAATTATCTGTTGTTGAACATTTAATTTTTTATATCTAGTTACACAACGGTTTCCAACCAATTCATACTTAATAATCTGTTTAGCACCTTCTTCTACTTTTGTCCCAACTTCAGGCGCACCATCAGGAGGACAATCTTCAGGCTGTGCTTCTGGCACTTCTGCTGCTGGAGGTATTTCTGGTTGTTCGTATCTTTGTGGCTCTTCCTCTTTGATAGGAACCAACTGCAACGGATCGTAATTCATCGGCTCATAGGCAGGAACACCGCCAGGGCACAAAATTAAATTATGTTTTGGATCGTTGTCGATCAGGGCATCGTTTTCAATACTTCGCCTCGCTTTCACACAAGGCATTTCAATAATTGGAAACCCTACTGGGACATTGACTGGTACGTTCGGAGTATTAATAACAGGCGCATTGATGACATAAGTATTGACAGGCTTGACTCCAACAGCAGGAATCTCAACTTTAGGGATCAAAATCTAGGTAGTCCAATCGCTTTTTTATTTTCGTTCTTTTGCTGTGCAGGACTTAACGCTCCAGTAGGAAGAGCAGGTCCAGATAACCCAGGCATCTTCATAGCACCCATTACTTTTTCCATTGCTTTGTCTTGAAGCATCTTTTGGTTATCTTCATTCGTTATCCATAAATAACCAAATACCCCGCCACCAGTGATTGCTGCTACAAGCACAAAGGAAAGTACACTGATAATATTCAGAATTTTTTGCATGGTAAAAGAAGCTATCTTAAAAGCTATTACTCACACTAGCCTAATTGTGACTATTGGGCTTCTACCTCTGTTACCTCTTCATCTGATACTTCAGCAGCGAGTTCTTTTGCATACTGAATACCACCCTTCAATTGAAGGATCTCTGAGATAACTGTATTCAACTCATCTTCAAGCTTGGCCTTATAAGCTTGCTTGGCTTTTAGAGTTGATTCCCATTTATCTAAGGGATTTGCCATTAAGACCAGGGCTTACCAACAGCAGTTGTTGGAGTAGCAAGAGCAGCATCAATCGAAGCTTCTACAGCAGCAACACCGTCAGAACCTAAAGCAGTCTTCACCCACCCAATGCAAACGGAATCACTAAGGCTGTCATAAGCAACGAAATCTGAAGGAAGACTAGAAGGCTTTGTGAAATTCACTTCACCTGTTTGTCTTGTGCCATCTTTCTCCTTGTTGTCAGAATCATCAATCGCTTTAACACGATAGATCACCTTATTGACATGACCGTCAGAGAGGTCACGTTCCAGGGTGTTGACTTGCCAGACTTTGTTGATTGCCATTGGTCGAATGTTTTAGGGGTAGTTTAGTCGTTTTCGGCGACTTGTTCTTTCAATAATTCTATTCTTGCTTGTTTCTTGATGATTACTTGTGTTTTCTCTTGTTGAGATTGAGCAACACCATTGTATTCCTCGACTAAAGCTTTTAAATCTGCTTCTTCAGTGACAAGACGTTCCTGTGGGGTTGGCATAAATAAAATGTATGTTTCTAAAATATAGGTTTAATACTACAACGTGACAAGTTCGGTTGAGTTACCTTTTTTTACATACCAGTTGGATTCTGTGCGTACTTAACATTGTTCGCAATTAAGTGTGCTTTGAAGTCTGCTTTAACTTGTGTTGTCCAGGCAGCATTACAGATTGCTTGAACATCTGCATCTTCTCCACTGATATTTGTATCAACTAAATTGTCACTTGCGTCTAACGTACCAGGGACAAGTGCATGACGATGGAAAGTTCGAGTAAGTTCAGCACCATCTTTCTTGATAATCGTTGCAGTTCTCACTTGGATCGTCCATCTATTTACGATCTCTATTTTGTCGTTTTCTTGAGTTTCTGTAAGTGCCATTTAGGATTAATCTCCGATTAAAACAGGTTTATGGCTTAGTTTTAAGACGTGCTAACGGTCTATTGTACTAGGTTGTTATATAGCTACCGCTAATGTAGATAGCAGTAGTAGCTTCAACATTTGAGGCAACCCACTCGTATCTACCAGTAGATGTATCGGTTGTTGAGTAGAAAAGACCATTAGTAGTATTATCTGTTAACTGCATAACAACCTCAGTAGCATTACCATTTGCATTTGCTATCTGACAAGATAAGCTTTGTCTTAAACCGCCGCTACCCGTATTATTAAAAGCAGCAAAAGGAAGTCCTTGGAAATTCAGTGAACCTGAAACACTGTTAGTACTAGAACATCTCCACCAACCTTGAACAGTGCAAACATTACCTACTTTTGTATAAGAGGCTTGCATGTGTGAAACAGAGTAACTACCCCCACTACCTGTATTCCCAGGAATAATGCTTATACTAAATGTCCCCTCTTCATAATCGTCACACTCATTAGCAGCATTATTACCACCTAACCTGATACCACCAGTTACGTTGATACCAGTTGAAATTGTCTCAAGCTTTTTCGAGTTGTCGTAATAGAGTTCTACTGCTCCGTTTGCATAACCAGTTATATAAGTTTCACTAGCATCTTTATTTTGTAAGAATATTTGACCATCAGCAGCAATCCTGTTATACGTTCCATCATGGTAGATTTGTAGATCCTCGCTATCTCCCCATATAGATTTAATACTATCCCCTAATTGAATATTTCCTGAAGAGGCAAGTCCTGTTACTACTACTCCACTACCGTATGTGTATAGTTTCTTTGAGTTGTCGTAATAGAGTTCTACTGCTCCGTCATGTAAACATTTGAGATGAACATCTCCTCCATCTTTATCTCTTATTTTTAGATTGTCAGTATCAAGCTTTAAATCCCCTGTATTATTTACTATATTTGAATGTGTTCCATCATGATAGATTTTTAGATCCGAACTATTTCCAACGGTAAACGCAACTCCATCTTTTACTTGAAAAGCACCAGCACCAGAAAAACCTGTTTCATCCCATATAGCTTTTACAGTAGTACTGTCGTTAGGTGTAAATCTAACAACACCTTTCAAATAACTTCCAGTTGAGTTATCACCTGATACAGTTATTCCGCTTGAAATCGTCTCAAGCTTCTTAGTACCATCGTAATAGAGTTCTACGGCTGCATCATCTCTACAAATAATTGAATGTTCACCTGATACTGCTTGAATAACAACATCCCTATCATTGTTACCAGATTTATTCCTAATCAATAAATCACCAGTAGCGTTCTCTATGAATGAATCCGAACCATCATGGTGGAGTATCAGATCTTCGCCATTTCCGAGTTTAATCTTATCAGTATCGTCTAGAGTTAAATGATCTGTAAGATTTAAACCGCCTGTTATGTTGACACCACTTGAAGTTGTCTCAAGCTTCTGAGAGTTATTGTAATATAAAAAACATCCACCGTCTTTACTGAATTGAGCTAACGTTTCACTGTTATTTCCAAAAAGCTGAATAGAGTCTACTGTTTCTAATTTTAATTGTCCTGTAGCACTTTTGATCCAATTATTAGATCCATCATGGTAGATTTGTAGATCATCTCCAGCTCCAGCAGTAAACTTACCGTTATCAGGGACTCTTACATTTCCACCATCTGTAATAGTTAATCTTGTTTGCCAACTACTAGACCAAGTTTGGAAAATATGTCCATTTTCATCAGCTTGGAATACTAAACCTCCAGCACTGGAATTATAAATATAAGCATCATTACCACTACCAAGATCTAATCGTAGATGTCCACTTAGTGTGGCTCCATTTGAAGTCGTCTCAAACTTCTTAGAGTTGTCGTAATAGAGGTTTACGGCTCCATCTTTAATACCATCAAGATACCTTTCAGCATCGTTTGCAGCACTTAGATAAACAGCATTACCTTGTAAATATGAGTTACCTGTTCCAGCGTTTATTTTAAATGGATGGTTATTTGCAGCACTTATATGATTCCACGTTCCATCATGGTAGATTTTTAAATCTTGACTATTTCCTAGTTCAATATTTTTACTATCAGCCATATACAACTTGCCGAGAATTTCAATTCCATCGGTATGTGTATTTAACTTCTTACTGTTGTCGTAATAGAGTTCTGCGGCTCCGTCAGGAATAATGTTTATACCTAACTCATTGCTTTTTGCTTCAAGTCTTATATTACCTACAGTATTTACAATTCTAGCGTTACTTCCATCATGTCCAACTGCTAAATCATTACCAGTTCCACAATAAAGCCATACACTGTCGTCTAAACCTATATAAGATGATACGTTTAAAACACCAGTTACGTCTACACCAGAACTCGTTGTCTCAAACTTCTTCGAGTTGTCGTAATAGAGTTCAACGGCTCCGTCAGGTATAAATCTAGCTAATGTTTCTGGGCCAGATTTTGTTAATCTAATCTCAGATCCAGCAGCAGCATTTATCCTTAAAAGACCTGAACCTAACGAATGATCAATGTAAGAGTCGGTTCCGTCATGTAAGATTTGTAAATCTTCACCATTTCCAAACTTGGCTCTATTTGCATCATTAAGAATTAAATGCTTGTTATCAGCTATATATAAAGAACCATCAACTATTGCTCCTTCTGCCGTGGTACGGAATTTGCGGACGCCATTGTAATAGAGTTCTACAGCAGCGTTAGGGATGCATTTAATGTAATATTCAGTATCCCACTTGTTAAAGAGGTACATGGCGCCATCGGTTCTGTACCACATATCACCAGTAGAATTATCTACATATGAGTCCGTTCCGTTATGGTAGATTTGTAGATCATCTCCTGTTCCAAAATTAGCCTTTACACTATCTACGAGTCGTAAATCACCTGCACTATTTATATTCCATTTCTGAGTACCATTAGCAGAATATCCAATAGCATTTGATCCTGAATTATAGAATCCAGTGCCTGCATCTCCACAAGAAAATCCAACTGTTGTAGCGTTAGAAGAATTGATTCTTACCTGATTAGAGCTAAGAAGTCCGTAACTCGTTGTCTCAATCCT